CCTACCCGCACTTGGGTCTCGCGACGGGCCAGCTCGCGGCGGCGCTCCTCGGACGGTGTCTCCCGCTGGACCCCGGATCGATCACCTTCGCGCACAAAGAGTTGGCGGGCGTGACGGTGGTGAGCCTCACGGAGACGCAACAGGCCGCGCTCGAGGGGAAGAACGCGAACCACTACACAGAGATCGGCGACGGCGGAAACACCTTCCCCGGCAAGGTCGCGGAGGGCGAGTGGATCGATGTTATCCGGGACATTGATCGGAGCTTCGATCGGATGCAAAGCGCCGTGCTCTCCGTGCTCCGCTCGAGCAACAAGGTCCCTTTCACCGATGACGGCATCGATACGGTTGGCAACGCTCTCCGCGGCGCTCTTCGCGCGGACGCGACCGACGGGATCTATTCGACCTTCGCGGTCACCACGCCCGCGGCCTCCGCGGTCTCGTCGGCCGACAAGGCCGCTCGGAGCCTCACCGGCGTCACCTTCACCGCGACCCTCGCGGGCGCGATCCACCTCACCACCATCACCGGCACCGTGAGCGTCTGACATGACCCTGCGAAACTACGACAGCAACGAGTTTTCCGTGTCGCTTGGGAGCGTCACCATCAACTCCGGCCGCGGCGCGGCGGTGTTCTTCAGCCTCGAGCCGCTGGCGGAGGACTTCACGACCCAGCGCGGAGCGGACGGCGAGGTGACTCGCTCGCGGAGCAACAACCGCGGGGCCGTGGTCAAGCTCACGGTCATGCAGACCTCGCAAGCGCACCGCGACCTCCACGCGCTCCGCGCGCTCGACCTCGCCGCGCCCAACGGCGCGGGCGTCGCAGCCTTCCAGGCCCGCGACCGCCTCAACGGGCTCCGCTTCGAAGCCGAAAAGGCTTGGATTCGCAAGGCCCCGAATGAGGGCTTCGGCCGCGAGGCCGCGGAGCGCGAGTGGGAGCTCGAGCTGGGCGAGTTCACGGTCATCGATGAGGTCGCGGGCGCGTGAGAGAGCCGCAGCGCACACAGGTCGGCGCATGGGTCTACTCCGTGCGCCCGCTCCCCGCGGGCGCGGGCCTCGCGCTCATGGCGCGACTCGCTCGCATGGCGGGGCCCGGCGTGGCCGGGCTCCTCGAGGGCGGAGGAGGAGGAGCGATCGGGCGTGCCCTCGCGGGGCTCCTCGAGCGCGTGTCGCCGGACGAAATCGTGGAGGTCGCGCGACAGCTTGCGGCCACCACGGAGGTCTCGCAGCCCGGCGGGCGCGCGCCCGCGTCGCTGGCGGAAGTCTTCGACGTGCACTTCGCGGGTGACTACCTGGCGCTTGTGGATTGGCTCCGCTTCGCCCTCGAGGTCAACTACGGCCCTTTCGTCGTCGCGCTGGCGGCGCGTCTCGGCCGCGCCGCCCCTCCCGCGGCGTGACCGTGCGCATCCCGGCGCACGTCCCTTGGCTAGTCCACCGCGTCGCGGTCTCGAGGCGCTACTCGGACCCGCTCGCGACGATCCTAGACCAGTGGTCGATTGACGACGTCGTGACCGCCAACGAGGTGCTGGACGCGCTCGAGGAGGCGGAGGAGCGAGCAATGCGCGAGGTGAATCGTGGCTGACGCGCTGCGCGAAGTCTTCGCGGAATTCGGGATCGAATTCGACGATGCGCAGCTCCAGAAAGGCGCGCAATCCGTCCAGGGCGTGATCGCTGGCGTCCGGCAACTCGCGCAGGTGATCGCGGGCAACGCAATCGTCGGCGCGATCCGCGAATTCGCCAACGCCTTCGAAGAGCAGGCCGGGAGACTCGAGGACACCGCCGGTGCCCTTGGAACAACGACGCGTGCGCTCCAGGAAATGCGCTTCGCGGCGGTAAGCGCGGGCCTCTCCACGGAGCAAGCGGACGGGGCGCTACAGCGATTCCAACAGACGGTGGCCGACGCCGCGGCGACGGGCGGACGGCAAGCGGAGACCCTCCGCGCGATCGGAGTCCAGGCGCGCGGCGCGGATGGCCAGGTCCGCCCGCTTTCGGAACTCTTCGACGCGGTCGCGGCGGGGCTCGGTTCCGTCGAAGACCCCGCGCGGAGGAGCCAGATTGCCGTTGACCTCTTCGGCCGCTCCGGAGCCCGCCTCGCGAACGTTCTCCACGAGGGCGAGGGTGGTGTGGCCGCGCTCCGCGCGGAGCTGGACACACTCGGCGGAGGGATGCTCCCGGAGGCCATCGCGGCGGCGGGAGAATACGGCGCGGCCACCGACCGCAACGCCGTTGCGCTGGACGCTCTCCGCTCCGTCCTCGCGACCGCGCTCTTGCCGATGCTCACGGCCTTCGTGACGCGCGTGACGGAGGTCTCCGTGGCGCTCGTGCGACTCGCGCGCGGGACGCACGTGGTAGAGCTGGCGCTCTCCGCGCTCGGAGTCGCCGCGACCGTCACGGCCGCGCGAATGCTCCGCGCGTGGCTTCCCGTCCTCCTCCCCTTCGCCAAGGTGGCTCTGGCTATCGGCGCGATCGTCCTCGTGATGGACGATCTCATCACCCTGTTCAACGGCGGTGATTCTGCCATTGGCCGCTTCCTAGACTCGACCTTCGGACTGGGCACTTCGCAAGCTCTCGTGACGGAGCTCAAACTGGCCTTCGAGGGCCTCCAGCTCGTGATCGGAGAGAGCGTGACCGGCGTGCGAGACCTCGCCCGCGAGGTCAACGAATTCGCAAGCGGATCGCTCGCGGGCCTGCGCGCGATGCGCGATGAATTCGTCGACGTTTGGGAGTCGGGAGCGGCGGCTTTCGATACCTACGTTGGGCCCATCCTCTCGCGCCTCCAGCGCGTGGCGGACGCCGTCCGCGCCGTGGTCGGCGGAGAGGTGACGGTGGGCGCGGAGGCCGCGCCCGGGACCGTCGCGGCCGTGCGTCCTCCTCCCGCGACTCCAGCGGCGCAAGAGGGATTTTTCGAGGGGATTGCGGCTGAATACCGCAACGTCTTCGGCGGTCAAAACGCAGCGATGGCCCCGGAGCGCGTGGTGTCCGTGTCGACTCCGGCGACGCGCACCGTCGCGACCACGTCGCGCACAACGGTCAACGCCCCCATCACGATCAATGGCTCCGGCGACCCGGAGGCCACCGCGCGTGCGGCCGCGAGGCAGCTCCGAGAGAGGGAGCGCGCGGCGCATGACGCCGCGCATCCCGTGAGGGAGGAGGACTGACGTGGCGACCACTCTCACCTGGGAGACCGGCGGACGGATCGTGGCGGTCACGCTGGATGCGTGCACGACGCAAGCGCACGAAATAACCGCGGAGCCGACGGAGCACGCGGTCGAGCGCGGCGCGGCCATCTCGGACCACGTGCGCCCGGGTCACGACAGCTTCACCCTCGAGGGCGTCGTGTCGCAGACGCCGGTCACGGATGACGGCTTCGCTCCCTCGAGGGCGTCGACGCGATCCGTCCCGCTGCGCAATGGCGCGAGCGCTTCGGTGTGGGGCTGGGAGACCCCGTGGGAGCGGGTGCGGGCGGTGGACGAGCTGCTTCGGGAGCTCGTGGTGAGCGGGGCGCTTGTGACGCTGTCGACGGGCCTGCGGCCGGACGTCTCGGACGTGGTCGTGACCCGCTATCGCGCCGATCGGTCGGTCACGATTGGCGACGCCGTGAGCGTCACCCTCGAGCTGCGACGCGTGCGCCTGGTCTCCGTGCGCCGGGTCGAAGTGCCAGCGCCCGCGCAGCGGAGAGGCCAGCGACAGGCACAGCGCGGGGCGCAGCCCGGCGGACAGACCGCCGACCGCCGATCCGCACTCGCACGAGCGCTGGACGGCGCGAGGAGCCTCCTCCCGTGATCGAAATCCCCTGCAGCCCCTCCGGCGAGTCCGATTGGACGCAACGCACTGCCCTCGCGGGCGCGGACTACTTGCTCCGCTTCCGCTGGTCACAGCGCGCGGGCACGTGGTCCCTCACGCTCTCCGATGCGGACGGAGCGCCGATCGTGTCGGGCCTCGCGCTCGTGTGCGGCGTCCTCCTCCTCGAGCGCGTGGCCGACCCGCGGCGACCGCCGGGAGACCTCCTCGCGCTGGACGTGTCCGGCCTCAACGACTCCGATCCCGCGTGGCCGGACCTCGGAGCGCGCTTCGCGCTGGTGTACCTCGAGCCGTCGGAGCTCTCGTGATCTTCGGCCGTCGCTGGCGCGTCCAGGTGGGCGACCTCGAGGTCTCGGACCTTGACCTGACTTTCACGCTCAAGCGCACGCTCCGCACGCGGCCGGGCGAGGCCGTGATCAAGCTCTACAATCTCGGGACGCCTCACCGCACGAGACTCCTCTCCGAGCGTCGGCCGATTGTGCAGCTCTCCGCGGGCTACGATCCGCCTCCGCTGCTCTTTCGCGGCGACGCGCGGAAAATCGAGGTCTCGAGAGACGGCAGCGATTGGATCACGACGATCACCGCAGGCGACGGCGAGCACGCGATCCGCACCGCCCGCGTCGCAACGGCCTTCGCTCCGGGCACCCTCCTGGCGGACGCTGTGAGGTCTCTCGCGGCCTCAATCGGCCTCGGCCTCGCGGGCGCGGCCGCACTCACCTCCGCGCGCCTCGAGGAGGGCGCGGTCGTGCGCGGCCAGGCCGCCACGGAGCTCACCCGTCTGTGCGCTTCCGCGGGCCTGTCCTGGTCTGTGCAGGACGGCACGTTGCAGCTCCTCGCCGTCGGCCGCGGACTCTCGCGCGTCGCACTCGAGCTCTCGCCCGACACGGGCCTAGTCGAAAGCCCGACGAAGGCGAAGGGCGCGACCGTCAAAGCGAAGGCCCTCCTCCTCCCGGACCTCGTGCCCGGCCGTCTCGTGTCCCTGCGATCGGAGACCGTCACCGGCACGTACCGAATCGAAGAGGTGGAGGCAACCGGCGACACGCGCGGCGACGATTGGTACGCGGATCTAACCCTTCGACCTCCTCGAGCGTGACGTGAGCGAAAGACCCGTAGATCCCGACTTGGTGGACGTGCTCGACGCACGGCAGGAGGCCCTCCTCCTCGAGCTGGACGTCGCGATCCCGGCGCGAGTGCAGGCCTACGACGCCGCGCTGCAGACCGCGGACGTCGTCCCGCTCCTCCGTCGCCCGGTGCCGCGGCCCGGTGGCGATTTTGAGTTTGACGCGGACCCGGTGGTTCCCTCCGTGGCGGTGCTGTGGCCGCGCGTCGGCGCGTGGGGCCTCTCGCTCGCGCTCGCTCCCGGCGACACCGGGCTCCGCGTGTGCTGCGACGGAGACGTGGCGACGTGGCGCGCAGGCGATGGGGGCGTTGTCGAGCCGCTGAACCTCCAGCGACACCACCTCTCACACGCGGTCTTCCTGCCGGGCCTGCACCGGCGCGCCGCTCCCCTCGAGGCCGCGGCCTCCGGCTCCGCTGCGGCCGTGCTCGGCAGCTCCTCGAGCACCGGGCCGCGCGTCGTGATCCGCTCCG